CCCCTGTCCCCAAACCCGCTCCTGTCCCTAAGCCCGCTCCTGTCCCTAAGCCCACTCCTGTCCCCAAACCCGTCCCTGTCCCAACTGGAAATAGATCAGATGCAGGGTTAAAACCAGTGCTCATAAACGTAGGTGGCAAACAGCATGCTTATCAGTCTCCTAAAGATCCCAAGGGTCTCGTTGTTTTCCTACATGGTTGCGCCAGATCTATTTATGGAGGATGGCCGCCATCGGCAAATCCCAGGTTCTATGGCATGCCAGAGGATGTGTCAAGAACAAAACAGAGTCTGAAAGCAGGGTATGCAATTTTGTATGTGTCTCCAGAGAACCAGAAGACTGGGTGCTTTTCTCAGAATGGTCCCGATCCAGATACCACCAAGGCAGTAATCAATCAGGTGAGAAATACCTTGCGCATTCAAAACAAGGCTCTTTACATTGGTGGCTGCTCTGCGGGTGGTGGGATGGCACAGCGTCTTGTTGCCAAAGGCTTCATACAGTGCGATGGAATGTTTAACGAGAGCGCGACATCAGCAGATCCTTCCAACAAGACGCCCGCTTCTCTTTGGACAGTTCTCTCGACACCAAAGGAAAAGGCAGAAGCAGAAAAGAAAGCCGGGGCTCTAAGGAAGTTTGGGAAGCCAGCAGCAGTTCTCGTTTCTCCAAAGCGAAAGATAACTCCTGACTTCTTCTACAATCAGATGGCTTCTATTTCTCTTGAAAACTCAAAAAGAATAGCCGACTCTCTCAGAAAGAGTGGCATGATAAATGCTGCGGGAGATGTTCTGAAAGATCCAAAGGCAAACAGGCAGTGGTATGCTGCTCTTGGGAAGGATGTGAAAATTCCAGAGACCCGGCTTTCGTTCTGGAATTCTGGCATCACACAGGCGATGTTAGTGGCATGGGCAGTACATGACGCATGCTCATTGTACATGACTGCATTCCTGAAGTGGGCAGAGTCCGGGTTCAAAACAGACATCAACAATCTTGGTAAAACATATGCTGCTACAAAACCAGCTTTCATAACGTTGTGATCACGTAGTAGACTTTATCTCTTTGTCAATATTATTTGCCACTTGTGTGTAAAATTTCTTGGTTTCGTGTGGTAATTTGTACATCCTGTGATCCCCTGCTGCACAAATCTTTATCACTTCCGATGCGGGAATTGGTTCGTCCTTCTTCTTCCCGGTCTCAAACTCTGGTTTTGTGAGCTGTTTCATGGCTTTCTGTATGTACCCTGGCATGTATGGAATGTGGAAATCGTCATCATACACATCTGCATTATCTGCCAGGTATTCATTTCTGTATTTTTTCAGTTCCTTTGAGACATCCTTTCCCGTAACTGGGTCCTTGTGTCTCACGACGTTCTTGTCAGAGTCGTACTTTATAATCTGTTGCTCTGCCTTCGTGCCTCTCGTGTACTTGAACAATATTGCCGGTATGTCTTGGGCATCCGCGTGTCGGATTTCATCGAGACATTCCTGGTTCTTGATCGCGTCATAGATAGACGACACCACAGACTTCTCTGGGAGGACAAGATTAATGGTGATATTTTGTCCAATACTGTTAACAGACTGGTCAATAACCCCTACGTTGCCATTCACCACATTCATTGGGGCTTTGACATCACGGTCATAATCTTCTTTGAGGACAAACTCTCTCACTACAGATACCATCTCCTGTCCACACTTTGTTTTTTTATGCTTACTTGCATTACCATTACTTAAAGTGTCATAACCACAACCACAAGTATAAATAGTTGTTTTGTATATTTTCATTCTGACATATCAATATACAATTTATTTAAGTTATTTTACAAGTAGTAAGATGTAGTAAGGTGTAGTAAACTAATGCGGTGCTATAGTTTTTTGGTAAGATGTAGTTGTTTTATTTTTTTTTTTTTTTTTGAAATTAGTTTTCATAGACAATGTTCACATGATTAACGACTGGCAAAGTCGTGGAACAATGCTCTTGTCTCGGCACAGTTTACCACAGTCTCTTTTCCAATACTGGCATCCATACAATCATGTTCTCTCAGCATGGTTTTTAGGTCATTTTCGTCCTTCTTGATGTCTGTAGAATAGAAGCACATTATTCCAGGTTTTGAAAATGTGGAATACCGACTTTTTAACTTTTTCAAATCCGTGTTCTTGGTGCGACCAATCTTTCCGCGTGATGGCAAGTCTTTATCGGTGATGTAATAAATTATACCAACACCATCCTCATTATCTTCGTCATCACTCTCCGAATCATACGTTTCAGAAATCTTCAGTAATGTTTTCCGCTGTTGCTGTATAATTTTATTAAGTTTGTCATTCTCATCATTTTTTGTAGCAATAATTGTAGTCAATTCTTCAAGATAATCATCCACTGATTTAGATTTCATCATTTCCGTTACATCATTGACATCCATCACAGTTCGCTCGACCTTTTCTATCTGGGGATTAGAGCATCTTACAGACTTTTTGTGTCGAGAACCATTGACAGAATGATTTGTTTCGAAACCACATGTAGAACACTTATATGTCATTGACAGAAATGTCTTGTCTGCTGGAATATCCATTGATATTAAATCACACATCTTGTTTTGTATACACTTTTGTCGATATAAAAATATATCGACGAAAGTGATTTGCTAGATGATTACGCACAACGAGAGCCGTTCCACTTGGTTGGGGGGTTGCAGACGCACTTACCATCAGATGCGCGTTTAATCTGCCCTGGTTTGCACCCGCTGGATGATGAACCGCCGCCTGACGAGCTTGATTTGCCACCTCCGGAAGACCCTCCGCCGGTTGTGCATCTTTTCTCGGAGTTGTTCCACTTCAGCCCACGAGAGCTGTCGCACATGCACTTGCCGTTTTTCCAGATCTTCCCATCTCCGCAGATGCATGTGTTGCCAACTGCTACACGGCCACTGGTGCAAGTGAACAGTTTTCCGGATTTGCTGTCCTTGCCGCGATACTTTTGATACCAGTTCATCGACCGTTGGCACCACCCTCCCCACTTACCAGAAGGGACCATTGTAGTCTCATTGGGGCATACGCCTCCAGATGGTCTCACGAACTTGGAACCTGTCTTTTGTTGGTACTTCTTTGAACCATCGTCAAACGCGCGTCCGGTCTTCCAGTCGACGCCCTTTGCCTTGGCTTCTGCTTTGCGTTTTTCCAGAAGCTTTTTCTGAGCAGATTTTCCAGCAGCACTTGATGTCTTGACACATTCCTGTCCATTATGAATGAACCCTGCCGGGCATACTGCCGTAGATGTTGCTGGTGAAGAGTTACCCCCCTTCAAGTCCGGGTATGCTCCTTTGCATTGCATGCACTGGCGAACCCCGCCATCAGGGTCCCCCCAGTTTAGTCCAGTATCTTTCCAACCATCCCTGCATTTCCATGTTGCCCCGCCATCGGGTGTCTCTCTTGGTCTGTACAAGCAATCATATGATGTCTCTTCGTCCATATTTCCATATGTTTCGATTGCAGGTTCGCCCTCCAACGCGTTCATGCCATCTACAACCCCCAAGTCATATCCCTCATCGATGGCCGCTGAGCAATCGCATTTTTGAGTGTTCTTGTTCCTCCATAAGTATATCGTGAGTGCCAGAAGAGCTGCTATTACAATGAATAAGAATATGCGCATTTATACTATATGAAAATATAAAAAATCAGAGCATATTATGCAGCAATACTTACTCACAAAAGAATTCGTGAGAAATGATCTCATCAATGGTGATTCGAGAAATAGGATTGGGGTCAAGCATGCCCCGGAGGAGACTCTTAAACTTTTCCGAGCGATTCTTGAGCTTGTCTACTTCGTCCTGCATATCAGGGTCTTCCAGATACCGCATCAACTTCTTTGTTGACAAGAATTCGGGGACTCCGTTTGTCTTAGTGGCGATGCAAAAAAGAGTTATGCCAAGGGCATAGATGTCCACTGGCTTTCCCACTGTGAACTTTGCCTCATTGTCCCGATGCATGCCCTTGATGAGTTCGGGTGAGAGGAAAGCCAATGTTCCCAGAAGTTTGGAAGTGGTCATGTAATCTTCTTTTTCAGCAAACCCGAAATCACACAGCACAAACTTGCAATTACCGTCCATCATAATGTTTTCCGGCTTGATATCCCGATGAACAATGTCCTTGTCATGCATGTGCTTGATTGCCCCGCAGATGTCATTCAGAATGACCTTAAGCGTCTTTTCCTTGAGTAGCCCTTCGTTGTCCATGGTATAGTTGAACAAATCTGCCTCATAAAATGGCATGACAATGTGGGCCGACACTGCGCTGTGATAGATAGCACTGGCCTTCATGATATTAGGGTGGTCCAGTGAATTCATCACATTGTACTCTGCCAACATAATAGCCGGGCCCTTGGGCGTTGTCGACATCTTTATCGCCACCTTTTCCCTTGTTTCAATATTGATGGCAGACCACACCTCGCCAAAGGTGCCCTTGCCAATCTTGTGTTTCAGGCGGTAATCTGAGAACAGATCGACGGTGTGCTTCTTCATTTTTATTTGTTTGGTATATTATTATTGTCTTGACAAGTCACATATAGACATTTTCCAGTCCTGGGTCAAATGACAGCAACATTTCCAGTTTTCTTTAAAAGACTCTTGAGAGCCTTCCTGTTGATAGGGCCCAGGCCTACATATCTGCGTCCAAGGTCCTTTATCACCTCGTCCGAGTCCTCTCCGGTCTTGCATCTCTTTACAAACTCGTCAGATACCTTTGTCCACTCGGCATTAACATTTGACCTTGCAGCTGGTTTAGATGGCTTTGTATCTGGGATCTCCGGAACATCTGGGGTATCTGGAACATATGGTGGTATTGGGTCTTTGTTTGGGCTTGGGTCAATGTCCTTTACATTTGCGCCCAGGAAAGTTTTACTGAAATCATAAGGTTTCTGTTTGATGCCAGATGTAAATGGATTTGCTCCTTGACCTGGGCCTGGTTGGTCTCTGTTTGTTGACCAGAATCCTACGTATGTCATCCAGGGCGTTTTCTTGAAGAAGTCGTATACTTTCTTGGCATCTGTAATTCTGAACACCTCGGACTGGACATCGTTTACACC